CACCAGTATAAAAATCCATTACATTTGGGGCTGATTCGGTTAGATATGTATCATCACCGCCATCAAGCATTAGTAATTTTGTTGCTTCAACATAAATGGCTTGTGATGAATCAATGGTTAATCCTAAATTGCCACCTACAACAAATTGTAATGTATTAGCAATATTCTCTCTAATATTTGTATCACCACCTCCATCAAAATATAAAAATAAACCAGAAGGAATTGTTACTGACCATCCAAAATCGGCTGTTTTAGGAGATGATTCACCATCTAAGGTTAATCCAATATCTGCCGCTGCAACAAATTGTAAATTATTCAAACTTATTTCATGAATATAAGTATCCGCATCACTTCCAAAAAATAATTTTTTCGTTGCAGCAACCGTTGAATTATCATTTATTGTGATACCTGCACTAAATACAGGAATACCGCTAAATGTTTTTACACCAGCAACAGCAATATCACCAGTTAATAAATCTGTTCTTAAATTGTTATACTGCGATGCAAGAATTGTATCTCCCGCCGAAACTGTACTACTTAATATTGCCATTGTTGATCTCCTTCTCTAATATATATTCAGTTATTATGCTATCACCAACGTGAATATTCCTGTTAATTAACCATTGTTTAAAATCATCTTCATTAAATGATTTTAGATTATTTATAATAATTTTTGCTTGATGGCTATATTTTATCATCATGCTATTGATAACTCACTTTCGATAGTTAATGTTTCATTAGATGTTTTTGTAATCGGGCCTGCAAAATTAGCATATTGAAACATTGTGCCAGTATCAGCAGAGCCGGAAGCATCCTCACCAAATAAAGCAAACTGTGAAAGTGTATCATTTCCTTCACCTGCTGCAAGAAATGTTTGAATTTGTGATACTGAATTTGTCGTCGATGCTGATGCGATTAATTTTCTAAAAAATTCTGAAAACATTTGTGTATCACTTATCAGTGGTGTTGATGAACCAGTACCAACAGCACCATAAGTCACTATTCCTTCGTTTGCTTTCGCACCAATATCTCCTAACCGGTTTGCTATAGCAACAAGTCCTTCTGTCGGTACAATATTATGATTCCACGGTGTAATTAATATAATCTTACCAGTATGTACACTTCTTAAAATCCCTCTTACCCTGCCTGTTATTGAAATTATCTGTTTCATATATTATCCCCTTAACCATACTGCGATGAATTCCATTGACCTCGATCTGGTGTAGTTTCTGCATCATTACTCCATACCACTGGATTAGCTGATACATTCGTTAATAATGTACTCGCTATTATTTCACTTACTGTAATTGTATTCTTAAATTGTTCAAAATCATGTAAATTTTCGTCTGTTCTCTCGAATATTCCAACACCTTGCGAATAAAGATATAATAAAAATTCAGTTAAACCTTTCAACTTTGTTGCAAATTCTATATTATAATTAAATATACCATGTCCAAGTGATGTTGATGTCACCGATCTAATTAAATATGTTGTATTTATATCTCTTGACGGGATATTTACTGTCAATAATTGACCTGATCTATACCCATTTTGTGTTGTTGTAAATGTTCCTGTAACTAACGGATTTGAGAATTGTAATATCTCTGCATTCGCTCGCTCTGCTGCTGCTTCTTTTGTATCAATCGTATCATCAATAATTAATGGTGCTTCATATATACCTTGACCACCCTCAATCGCTTGTACCGCTTCAATACTTTCCTGATCCCGTACCCTTGCCAGTATCGGTTTTTCATATTTATATGTTAATTTTAATACATCGCCTGCATTTAATGTAGCAAGATCAAGATTCTTAATAACTTTTTCTGTTACATTTATAACAAAATCAAATCCTGATGTATCAATGTTATCTATACCAACAGTTTTTGATACGAAACCACCACCAGCATCAACTTCTACTGTAATTGTACCTCTAGCTGCATAATCAACATCAAACGATGTTTGATTTCCATCCGCATCTTTTAATTGTGGATATGTTGATGATAATTCAAATCCACCACGAATAGTTTGTTGATTCTTTAATTGTGTCCGATCAATCATTACAACAAGATCGTTATATTCTCCATCGGTAAGGCTATCAGTTAATTGAAATGGTGCTGTATTAGTTAATCTATCAAAAAAATGTAATTGTCGTTCATAATCAACATACCATGTATATCCAGTCATTTCCGCTAATCGTTGTATCGCATCGGCAGGATATACCCAGTTAAAAGATATTGAATCAATTGTCAATCCATCTTCAACAAAAAATGTACCAATACTTTTAACATTTGTATCCATGAAATCTCTTATAATACCACCAGCAGATGTGCTTGTATAACTATTAACAACCATTGCTCTTGTTAAATCTTGTGTAAAATCAGTCGCTAATATTTCATACATATATATTTGAATACCAACTTTTGATTGCGGTGCTTCGGTTATTTTACCACCGAATATCAATATTGTATTTCTGAATACTTGTACTTCCTGACCAACTGACGGTTTATTCGTACCATCTGAATCAACAAGCATAAATGCACACGTATCAGCTTCTTGATTAAGTATATCCGTTATTATAAGGCTGTTTTTTTGAATTAACGATGATTTATCTATCCCATCAATAAGAATCGTTGTATCAGCAATTGTAATGGGTGTACCGCCACTTGTTACGGGTATCCAATCGCTTCCCATAAGCATATACGCTTGTGGAATTGATGGTTTTATCCATAATCTACCCGTATAAGAATTTGATGGAGCTGTTTCCGATATTATAAACCAATTCATTTATGCACCTGCGTATGGAACATATGTACCAAACATAAATAGATATGCTTGATTCGTACTCTCTTTAATCCATAACCAGCCAGTTTTTATTATATCATCTGGTGTCGCTTCCTGAACAACAACTGTTCTATAATGATCATCGGCGTTTGTTTCAGTGATAAATGTACCACCACCGACTGCTGGTATCCATTGAGCGTTAATATATATAAATTCCTGGTATGAAGCTTCACCGATAACCTTTATCCACCCTGACCCCAAATCAGGGCTTGTCGGCTCGGTAGCTGATACCTCAACTTTTACATATTTTATACCCATTATACCCTTCGTGTACGATTAACTTTACTGAATATTGTATCAGCAATAATATTGCCGACCTCTCTTGCTGAACTTCTTGTTATTAACGGATTGTGTATATTAACCGTAATACCACCAGCACCATCACCAATACTTTGCCGACCTAAGAATTTTTCACCGCCTAATGCTTGTACCAATACGGGTTTACCAGCCGGAGCGTCAACAACACCACCCCTGTCAAGGCTCTGTAACCCTGCCATAGCCGCTGTACCGGCTGCGAATTGTGCAAGAACAATACCAACTTGGGCAGCAGCAACACCGAAGGTTATCGTTGCATTTGATAAAGCAATCGCAACAGCTTTAAGCCTGGCAGCAGCCATTTCTTGCAATTGTAATGCAATAAAATCTTTTAACCGACGCTTTAAAGATTCTTTTATTGAATCAGCAACCGATCTGGCAGTAAATACTTCCAAATCAGCGACATCTTTTGCCGCATCAACAGCAATGTCTACACCTTTATCAATTCGTGCCATCTTTTGATCAAATAATCGTTCTTCCTCATCGGCTACAAATTGACCAACCTCTTTTCTTATATCTGCAACTCTTTCAAGTCTATCGATTAATATTTTTTCTTCATTTTGTAATCTAATTTCTTCTTGTTCGGAAATTTCATCCTTTTTCTCTTGTATTGCATCTTCTTTTTCTATAAATGATTCAATTTCAAATTCATTTACTTTGCCAATTATATCTCCTGTATTTACAATCGCTTGTGATAAAGCATCGGCAGATTCTGTTGCCTTATCGTTTGCTTCTTTTGCAATCTGTCCAAACTGTCTCGCCGCAGCAAAATTACCTGTTAGAGCTGCACCAACTTTTGATATATGTGCCATCCAAACAACCATCTTATCTGTTATAGCTGTTATTGATAATCGTACTATATTTAAAGTTCCAACAAGTCCGATTATTGTATTTATAAAGAATTTTACACCTGTTGCACTTGCTCTAATAACACCCTCAAGATTTTTTCCATCCTTTATCCACTCTTGGGTCTTTGGTAATATCTCATTTGCAATTAAATTAGTAGCTTTTTTTGCTGTAGGAATAAATGAAGTGCCTATGTCTGCAACAAGGGTATCAAATCTAGCTTTCATTATTTTTAATGAATTTGCTAAACCATCAGATGTTCGTTGAAAATCACCTTGAGCATCAGCACTGTCTTTTTGAATTAAAGCAAATACTGCCATCGCTTTTGTCTGAACAGATAATTCTTTTCCTGTTTCAGATAATCCAAGATTAAGTGCTTCCTGTTTTATTCTAGCTTGCGTAACATTTACACCATATTTACGCATGGGTAATGGCATCCCATTTAATGCACTTGTTATATCACGCATTACTTGTTCTGTCGGCATATTATTAAATGAACCAATATCAACTGATAGTTGTACCATTTCATTTGATAAATCTGCTGCTTTATCTCTTGCAAATCCCATCGGAACAAGTAAATCCTGCATTGACGACAAAAATCTTTTTGATTCTTCTCTTGATACACCATAACTATCAACAAGCACTTTTGACATCGCATTTGCTTCTTTTTGTACCCCTCGAAAAACAACATTAAATTTACTTGTTGTTTCTTCAAGATCAGAAGCTTTTTTAACAGCAAATGCCATCGCTCCACCAAATGCAAGAGCAAAGGCACCGACTGCTTTACCAACAGCATTAATTGATGATCTTGCTTTAGTCATACCTTTAGCATCAAATTTACTGCCTATAGTAACGAAAAAATTACCTAAACTTGCCATTAGCGTTTAAACCTCGTTTTCGACGGTCTACCTGCACTCAATCCCAATGATCGTAATTGAGTTAATGAAGGCATATCAACTTGTTTCTTCTTTTCTTCATCTAAATTAGATTCAAATGTATTTCTATATGAAGCTATATCTTTCGGGTTTATTCCATGTAATTGTAAATCAAACATATTTCTTTCAAACTCAACTTTCGATATTGCATTTATCATCGCATTAATCCAGTCAATATCGTGATCTAAAACTTCCTCAATGGTGTAACCAAGATGCTTTGATATATTAACGCATGAATCTATTATACCACCTTCTGTTTTTCTGGTTTCATTAGCCCTTTTATCTTTGTTGCTATCTGTAAAAAATTTTTTTTTAACTTTTCAATATCATGACATTCTAACAATGCGGATAATATCTCTAATATATCTTCTACACCGAAAACATCTTCTATTGACTTCATATCCTTTTCTTTTAAGATTATTCCAAAGAATTCAAGCACTCTATCTTCTGGTAAAAGATTAATGATAATCATTAAATCATTCAACTCATCTTTAGAATCTTTTGTTTTACTGCCGATTTCTTTTATTTTATCTTTATCAGATAAAATATGCTCATTAACCATTCGTAAAAGATTATACATCTGTTTTAAACTTAATTTCTTGATATAATAATCTTTTTTACCGATTGTTACTTTGACTTCTCTTGGAATTAGTGTTTCAATTTCGTTCATAACATGACCCCTTTTTTTATTAGCGAGTGGGGTATCCTCAAACCGCCCACTCGCCCGCCCTGAATCAGTTAAGCAGTAACGCTGAACTGTTCGATTTTTGGTGTTGCCAATCTATTACCATTAGCATCTGAAAGTCCCGTAGTAACAATTGCTTGCAATGTATCTGAACCTGTCCAGTTACTTGTTGGTGTAAATAGAACGGTTTTTGCTGTACTATCATATACAATTGAACCTGCGACCAAAACAGTTGATGCCGGTGTTGTCGTATTAATGATCATAAATGTTGCATCATCATCATCACCATACTTAATTGTACCTTCATTCATTGCATTGGTTTCAGTTATTGTCCACAATACAGTAGTTTGTGCATCTTTTGCAACTGTTCCGCCATCTGCCGGAGTTGTAAGCACAACTGTTGGTGCAGTCGTATCACTTGCCGAATCAACAACAGAAAATAATTGCTGATTGCTTGATTGTGCTGTATCCTGTAATACTCTGAACTCACAATCAATCATCGTTTTATCATCTTTTTTGTATGCGTGTTCTGCTGCCGAAAGAGCGACACATCGATGAAAAGTATATTTCCTTGTTCCGTCGGTTACTCCGACAACATTCAAATAAATTGTTAATGGTGTAACCGTTGCATTGCCACCAACATTCAATGTAGTACCTGCCAAAGCACCAGCAGGATAATCCATAGCAATACGCAGATTATCAAGTGTTGATTCTGCTAAAACAACTTTAAGTGTTGCGGTTTCAACAGTTTTAATAAGCTCAAGATCACCTAAACTCTGATCTGATCGCTTTTCAAAATACTCCCGATCAACCGATATTGTTGCACCCCCTTCTGTTGCTCCTAAATCCGCTGCTGCACCTTCTGCTTGGTCATAAGTGCCGACTGTTAGGAAGCCAGAACCTAATCCAACTACAATGTTACCTTTTGTTAAAGACATTATCCTTCCTCCTTTTCTATTTTAAACCTGTAGCCCAAAAGTACTTTGGCTTGCCAGTAGGTTTTTTTTTCATCGTTTACTATTTCATAATGATACAATGCCAGCGGCTCAAGATAAAACCCATGTTTTAACGGTATTTTTTCAGATACTTTTGAATCAATTATCTGTCTTGAATTTGCTAATTGATATGTAATATTTATTATTTTATTAGCATATCCCAACATTAACATCGGCTCACCATGATTCCATTTTTGTGAGTTTATTCCACCTCCTAAGCTCCATTGATTAACCGGCATTTTATATGCAAAACTTTGTGAATCTATGTTTTGTGCTTCTTTATATATAATATCAGAATAAAAATGTTTACTAATCCGATTATAAGTAAAACCATCATATATAACTCCATTCTCTCGTTCACGGTATCCAGATATATGAGTAAATTCGGTCTCAATACCGCCTTTATACTCATAATCAGTCGGTGCATCAGGAACATTAGCTGTTCTTAATGATATACTTATAAATGCTGATAATAATAATTTACTTAACACTTAATTTTATTCCTTGTTTTGCTAAATCATCCACCATCTGATTAATTGCTTTATGAAATCCCTGTTCAATATAAAAATCTTTTGATGCAATACGACCATCCCTGTGACCGAATTTATATCCTGAATATATACAAACTAAAGATATACCAATAACCAGTAAACAGTATTTAATTCTTGTCTTTTCTGTAACCATTAATTCTACCAACCGTTTGAACAATCCCGTCAAGCACAATAATAATTTTTTCATGCTCACCTCTTTGATATTCATTTGCTCTGCGTTGTTCATTTTGTGTTTCTTCTGATTTTTGTGTATGTTCACCAAGTCTTGTATTGTATGTATCCATTATCCCGCTCAACCGTTCTTCTCTTTTAACCGCAATATCAGTTTGTTTTTCCTGTTGTTTCATTACCCATTTTAAAACTAAAATTAATAATACAACAGCAAGTCCCGTTACCCCATATTTATCTACTAACTCCATCACAAATCTCTCAATCATTGTTGTCTCCAATTATTGTAATAAATCATCTAAATCAGACGCTGCCTGTGCTGCTCTTGCTTTAGCTGCTGCAATCTGTGCTAATATCAATGTGTCATTATTAACGTGCGGATCAAGTCTAAGTAATGCTCGTACATCTTCTCGTGCATCAAGAATAATACCGACCTTTTGATTTATCACGGTAAGCGTTGCGTTGATAGTTGCAATCTGCACTTCCGATAATGCAGATACATTCCCTACCATTAAAAATAATACAAATACTATCGCTATAAGTTTTCTCATACTACCTCCTCATCTTCAAATTTTATACCACCAATAGAACCGAATAGGTAAGGTATATTCCTTGATACATTAACCTTTTTAATGAATATTACTGTACGATTTGACGGTATATGACTTCCCGTACCTGAACCTATGCCTGACGCTGAAGGTGCTGGTGTTTCATTAGAAAATGTCCATGTATGTGTATGAGTATCTGTATCAACTCCAACATTCCATGCTAATGCAGTTACTGATCCCCCAAATGTAGGTACACCAGTTTCCTGATCTAAGGTTACCGGATTTGCATTATGGTCATGTGTCGCACTTGGATGCAAATGTGTCTGTGTCCCTGGATGATCGTGTTCTGTTGTCCCACCCGTAAGACCAATATCCCCATCATTAGCTGACATTGTGGGAAATACTTCTCGTAAATCAGGTGTTCCATTATTGCCATCACAATAAACCCATCCTTCAGGAATACTTGCTACCGTATCCGTATAAGGGATAATAATACCAGTTGATGTTCTAGCCGATCCACTCGTATTGACAACACCTAACAATTCAAAAAATGGGAGGACTATTTCTTTGATAGTTGCACGACCTGTTCCATCAAATATTGTTCCGCCCGTTCCAGAAGCACCAGTTACCTCATGATGAGTGCTTGTCCTCGTTCTTCTAACTCCTCCTGCTGCTAAATCAGTTCCTGCATCAACACCACCAGCTCTTTTTACATTATGAAGATGCGTATCTGTATTAGTATGGTCATGTATGAACGTATGGTTATGAGTTCGGCTAACTCCACTCCTAATTCCACCATCAGCCCCTGTTGTTGAAATCTTTACATGGCTGCCTTCCCAAAATTGTCCAGTTATTTTTGTAAACCCTACTGGTAAACTTGTATTATTGGTAAAACAAAAAGAACTTGTAGGCATATCCAAAGCCCCGTGATCGGGTTTAATTGCAATCATTGAAACAGCGATCCAATCGTTACTGTCCGTCTCAAATGTCCCTGATGTTGGGTCACTATCTGGACTTGCTGGTGATGCAAAGTCAGAGAACACATCTGAATGTGTATGCGTTTCGCTGGGTCGTCTTGTCCCACCGCCTAGCACAACTAACGTGGATGCTCCTGCTGCTGCACCTGCACCAAACTCATGCTCATGATCCGGTAAAGTATGAAAATGTGCTGTAGCTGAATGATCGTGTTCTGTAGCACCACCCGTAAGCGGTGTGGTAAATGTATCAGTCCCACCTTTAATAAAGTAATCATCAAAATCAGTATCCCGTGTCCATCCTGCAGGTATACTTGCATGAGTATCAGCATACAATACTCTAGCTGATAATGGAATATTATATGTAGGTGATGCTTGCACTAGAATACAATTAATTCCAATTAATTGCGTGCATATTAAAAAAGATATAAATAAATTTTTCATATTACCTATCAATTGTATAAGTAAATTGACCCCACATTTGTGTGGGTGCTCCTAATGTACCAGTTGATGTAATCACAAAAACACTATTTGCTGGGATAGTTGCATCAGCAAACCCCGACGCACCAAATTTAGAGCCAGTGCCCACATTTATAGTACCAGTTAATATATCAGTAGTTGCTCCAAATACGCCGCCGTCAGAAATCCAGCCACAATCAACACCTGTTACTGAACCGCCGTCAACTTCAAATGTAACAGATGAACATGTGATTGCATATTTAAAACCTTTTGTAACCATATGAATCGAACCCAGATATGCGGTTGTGGCAGTATCAATAAATACTTCAAAAGTTAAAGACAGTTGTTTAATCGTATTCGTTGACTGCTCCAAAGTATTGCTTGCTGTTCCAAATGGATAAACCTCATTTGCACCTTGCCCAGTATCTACCGTTGTAAACGTAGCAGAAGTAGGTGAATTTATATAACCATTCGAAGTTATTGACAATCCATTCAAATCTATTATCGATGCGGTTATTTCAACCTCATCAACTGCATCAATATCCAATTTTCCAGCTATACTTGAATAAATTGCTTGTGCTGAATTACGAAATTGAAATACCGTATCTTCAAACATTTCTTGTCTGCCTGACCATACATTTGAACCGTCAAGTGCTGGTATTACGTTACCCGATATACCCACATGTAATCCATCAAGTAAATCAGCATTAAGATTAGTAACAACTGTAGATGAAGCTGCAATAAATGGAGGTGTACCAAAAGCAACATCACTTTCAAACTGTTCAGCTGTTATCTTAAAACTTCCTGCATCCCAATCAGAAGTAAGAGGAGTCGTTCCATCCTGTTTTATATAAGTTGTTGCAAGTGCTGATAATTCAGTATCTAATATTGCATGAGTATTGGTACCTGTTGACTTAATTGCAATATGTTCTATCGTGCCATCCGTTTCAGCAGTAAGTGCGATTACTCCAGAAGCATCAGGCGTTTGCAATGTTCGAGTATTAGCAGTAGTTACATTCGTACCTACATCAAATGCCATTATTTTTGTTACATCTGCTTCATCAAATACCGTAAATTGATTATCTGCAAAATTTGCTCCGCCTGCTGATCCACCACCACCACCACCACCACCAGCTTCTCTTAAATCGGCTGTTGATATATGCGAAAGAGTAGCTAATCCACCAGTCCATCTTAATGTCATTCTGCATATCGGTACGCCCACGGAAGATTCAAGAGAAAATTCTCTCGGCATAACTTCGTTATTAAATTTATCAACATCATTTTCTGCTGATGTCTGCGATACATAACTCCCACTTGGTAACTGGCACATAATCGGCGCATATTCACCGCTTTTATTGCCTACTGCAAAAAAGAATACATTAAAATATTTATTACTTAATGATGCACCAGCAGAATCCGCTACTATATCAGCTAAATCATGTATATCGTGGTAAGCATCACCATTCCAATTAACCACATGAACATCGTCTGACCTTGTATCTTTAGCACTTATAGTATGACGATGCATTTGATAAATAATACCTGTTGTAGATTTAAAATATGATTCCGTTCCGCTAACATAATCAAAATATGATGAATTTGTATCTTGATCTGTCCCATCAGGGTCAAGTCCTGAAAAGTAATATGCACCATCCCTTCGTGATCTTTCAGCAATATGCAACATATGTCCCATGTTGTCTGTCCCAGCAAGATGGTCATTCCAATTTTGATTAATGTATGCACCATCAGAATCAATATATGATGTACTTGCTAAAAGTAAATAAGCAATTTTTATATGTTCTTCTGTTGTCGGAAATTCTGTTGTAGACACAACCATCTTCTTTGTATCGGATGTTATACAAACATAGTTTCCTTGCGGTGAAGAATCTAATCCATGAGTTAAAACAACGGTTGATGATGGAGTTGTATCAAAAGTAGTTAATCCATCACTAAATTGCATCGTTAAATCACCGCCACCAGATTGTTCTACGCTTAATATTGCTTGTTCTGCCGAAACAGTTACTAATGCATTAAAACTTTCAACAAATGAACCGTTAACAAATGAACGTGGAGTAAATGTCGATGCGTGTACACCATCTAAAAGATCAGCATTAAGATTTGTGTTAAGTGTAATTGAATCTGTTGCATAAGGTTGTGTCCCCGTTGCTACATCCGATATAAAATTCAATGCAGTTATAACAAATGACCCAGCATCCCAATTTCCTGTCAATTCAACCGTGCCATTTCTATTAAGATAATTTGCAGTCGCAGAAGATAATTGCAAATATGTCGCAGTTGCGGAAGATAATTGAAGATATGTTGCGGTTGCCGATGATTTGGTCAAAAATGTTCCTGTTGATACTATTAAAGCATCAACATCTGTACGCAATGATGCTGTATCAACCCATAAATCAAATATATAGCCCTCAAGTGTTGAAGTTGATGCCCATAGATCAAATATATAACCTTCGAGTGTCGATGTGGATGTTTCTAAATTTGTTATACTAACTTGCAATGTTGTTGTACTTGTTGCTAATAACGATAATTGAGTGTCGATCTGTGCGTGTGTATTCGTTCCAGTAGATAATATATTTATATGATCAATAACAGCATTAATGTTTAATAGATTATCTATAATCAACTTTTTTGTAGTCGGTGTACCGGCTACATCATCAACAACAACAAGCAAATCCGATGTTGTTGGTGCAGTCAATTCGGATAATTCAGTTATTTTACTATCAGCAAATACTAAATTAGTACATAAAACAATAATAGTAATTGACATAACTATCATATTAAAAAATATGCATATCTTTCTAAATCCTAAATTAGTAGCAATTAGTATTTGATTAGTAATTAGGAATTTTTTCATGGCTCTAAAATGATTCTTCCACCATCTTCAGTTAAGATAAAACTGCCATCCTCTGCTAACAAGAAATTTCCGGCATCTACTGATAGATACTTGAATCCAAATAAAACAACATCATGCAATAACTGTGTATCCGTATCAATAAAACTTGTACCGCCTATAAGTTTACACCAAAAATATCTAAAATCATCCGATGTAATGACTTTGCGTATTTTATCTTCAACATCAAATAATGTCGATATACGTTCTTTAATATCGTTTGAATCAACCCATTCACTATCGATACAATCAAAAAACATTACTTTTTCAAGCAAGTTTTCTTCAATTGTTCCATCATCCGGCGTGTTATAAACAATATACGGTGCAGTGGAACCTATTGGCGATTGTATAGGATATATCTTCGTATCTCCATTAGCACCTAATAGGGATGTTAAGGTTGAATCGGCATTTAATGTTGATATCACATCTGTTTCTAAACTCATAATTATGTTAACGTGTTATATATAACTTGATAACTCGATACAGTATGATATAATCGTGTATCTGTATCAATAGAATCACTGCCACCAAATAATTTCATATAATAAAATCTGTATGTCGCACTCGTAACAAAAGTCCTTATCTCATGTTCAACATCTAATAATACTTGTAATCTATCCTTAATATTTTTTGATTCCAGGTAAGAATCACTTACCGAATCAAACTCAATCGTGAATATTAACCAATTTTCGTCTAACGTACCATTATTTGTTGTGCTATATACAATAAACGGATTGCTTGACCCTGTTTTTGTTATTGGCGAGAATACAGGAAATATTTTTGTTGATCCATTTGCACCAATAAGCGAATCAAGTGTTGAATCACCGTTAAGTGCTGATATAATATCTGTTTCGGGTGTACTCATGGTCTTAAACTTTTAATATCTCTATTCAATAATTTAACAAAAAACCTTGTTGCTTTACGCCATGCTGGTATAATATAAGGTTTATTCGTAAACTCAACTTTTTTTGCGTATGGAACATTTGTACCGAATTGACCAGTCGTTTTATCACCACTTTTTATAATTTTATTTGTTATACTATTCTTTAATCTACCTGTATCAACAGGCACCTCTTTTTTTGCTTGCGATTCACCGAGTATAACCGCTTTAGTAACAATTTTTTTGAATTCTTTAGGAAATTTCCGTTCCATTTTCTTGATATTAGCTAAAACAATCTTTTCACCAGTAATTTTTGCTTTAAACGATACACTCATGCCAATACCTCGGTCAATAATTGAAGATGATGTTCTCCACTAAAATCTATCATAGAAGATACAAGTAATATCCGATATTTTACACTGCTTATATCTATTCGATGATTTTGTGTGGTGATTGTTACGCCGGATGGATTCTCTAAGAAGATTCTATGCGTCGCCAAATCAAATATTGAATCAGAGGTATCAGTTACCCCGCCAGTTAATGCATCAACCCTACAAGGTACGCTTGAAGCAGCTGTAGCCCAACTCGCTATTTCTTGCCCTGAACCGTCTTGAGCAGGGGTATTAAGCTCTATTGTACACGTTGTGTTAAGTAATCCACTAAAAGACATTTATACCCCCAAAATATCTTTACGATACAATTTGACTATATTATATACCTCAAGTGGTATTGGTATCCCGATTGAACTCGTATTACCGCTCGATGTGACATTCTTATACGCATAATTACCGATTTGCTCTGAATCTTTAAGCAATCCTGCCTTTTGTGTTCTAACTTGATTACCAAGAATCGCACACGCATACTTTAAATCAGGCGGAACATTAGCTATTGTATATCCAGCGGTATACGTTACACGCCATCGTTTTCGACCAAATGCCCATCTGCCACCACCACGGATTGCATCACCATAAAATGAAGGAAATGTATCGTTAAATTCAAAACTATTCGGGAAAAACCCTCGTTTACCGACCATTCCTTCTTCATGATAAATCATATAATCTTGATTATCTGTCAATGTTATTAATGCAACATTATTGACTGTATCCCATTCTTTGACAATAAAATCTTCGCTACTATTAACGGGTAAGTTTTTTAAATACAAGAATTGTTGACCATTGCCATCATAAGCTTCTTCAGTATATGCTTGCTCAATAAAATTTCTATTAGCAATCGTCTCAATCTGCTGCGATGCAATATTAATCTGCATTTCAGCAGCAGGAGTATCAACTGATACACCGATAATAAGCTCATAATCTGCTTCGGTCAATAAAGCGTTAGCATTTAAAGACATTATTCCACCTCGTAAAATTCAAGATATATCCCAATATCTATTGCGTCCGCACTCTTATTTATAACTTCAACAAGGTACTCTGTTGCAGGTACCGCAATACGTTCTGACTGTCTTTTAATAAAGTTACCTTCATTAAAAACTGTTCCTGAAGATACAACATATTGTGGTGATATAGCTGTGCCACTTGAAGCAAAATTACCTGTATGGTAAAACAATGCTTGTACATCAGTTGCATCAGTTGAATCATTGACGCTAAACGATGCTTTAACCGTACCACTTGATACACCAGTGATTGTTGGATCAGAAAATAAACTTACATATGATTTACCTTCAGAGAATACAGATATATCATAATGTAATTTACTTCTTGTGAACGATTCAGTCGATATATCAATAAGAAAATTTATTGATGCCCCAGGAGTAACATCTTGAAACAAATGTCCTGTTTGATATAGTTGTCCTTGATGCGATCGTGCATAAGCATTGGTTATCTGCCCACCTGTTTGACCATTCGCATCACGGTTTGAAACACTATTCGCAAATACAAGATTCGCACAAAATAGTATTGCTATTATGCTTAATATTTTTTTCAATTTAACCACCTCCGAATAAGGTATGCGGGTTATCTGCCAGTTTCCCAACAGATAACCCACACATTAGTTTTAACGATAGATTATCGTTAATAGTATTGTTGCTGTTGCAGCTGCCGTGTTTGATACAAATGCAGGATTCGTATAGATTAATGGATTATGCGCAGGATAATCAATAACCAACGTATGCGTTGCACTTGACGTTTCAGGCATTACCCAATATCCATCGATAGTTGCTGCTTGCGTTGTTTTGGCTGTGTCGTAAGCAGTTATTAATATCGGCGACGTAATAGTATTCGTTGTCGTAAATATTAATTTATCGATTTTTGCACCTCCACTAATATTCGGAAATTCAGATAAAAAATCTTCAGCTGAACCCGATGCATTAGAAGGTACGAATGTCGTTAGTGATACCGTGAAGTTTTTTGCCTGTACTGCACCTACAAGGAACAATAGTCCTACAATCATGAAAAAATATTTTTTCATTTGTTTTTTCTCCTTCCTTTCTTATATTGTTTGTTTGGTTTACTATCTTGAGTATTTACTTCTTCTGACAATTCAACAAGATGCTTTAAACGAGAATATTCTATATCAGTCATTTCAATAACATCACCCATGTTGATACTACGATGATAACTGAATGATACTTTCGCTATAGCTCTCATTTTTATGCAATTCCTATTCCAATACTAAATGCTTCAGGATTCGCAACGACAACACTTGCTCGTTTAACGAATCGGTATCCCGTTTCATCAGCCTGCCATAAGTTTTCAGTTACGGAAGTCGATGTACTGACTATTCCTTGCGTATTGATATTTAGTGAAATACCACGGTTGCCTCTGCGTTCACCCATGATAACATTCCGTAAGTTACCAAAAATAATCGCCGATTCATTAGTACCACCATTGAGCGTATAGGTATTAAGAATCTGATTTGAAATATTAATCGGTGAACCAAAAATCGTATTTACCATACGACCATTGATTGACTGAATATTCCAAAGAGGTCTACCTTGTATATCAACTAATCCCATAACCTTACCGAATACAGTACGATTCATTGTCCATTCAGCACCATTACGGTTTTTCTCAAGCACGTTTGCATTGTTCCAAATACCTACCAAATCATCATAGGCAAGGCTTCCGCCAACCTGTGAAACAGTTTTCGTACCTGATGTGAATAGTATACCGTTAAATGGATCAGATAAACCAGATACATCACCAGTTAGAATCACTCTTTCAAATTCAACATTCATGTTCTCGCCAACTAACCGAGTAACAAGTCCAGTTATATCAGAGATGTCGTCTTCGATATATTCATCTGAAAAGGTTACAATTGCAGCTAATTTTTTGAGAGTTGATTGTTTATTTTGAAGAGTTGGATTCGTTACGGTTTTATCCGTAACTTCAGCAGTCCAGGTCACTGATAAATCAGCTAACCATTTAGGTAAATTACGTGTCAACGTACCTTGAACCAGTTTGGTTACTTTAGGAATAATCGTTGCAGGATCATTCAAGAATCCCAGGATACTTGATTCCCATTCTTCAGGAACAGTAAATCCACCACGAGCATCCGTACCTTCAATCATCGATGTTTTAAGTAGTTTGCGTGATTCAAAGTCTCCACCATGTGCTTTCTTTACGGTAAGAACATAATCACCAAAACTATTAAATCCATCTTTACGGATTTTAGCTTTTTCAGCATCATCATCCTCTTTAGGCAGTTTACTTACTGCACGTAAAGATTTGATTTCTTCCTCAAACCCTTTTGTAATGTCGGCTTTCATTTTTTCCATCTCATCACGATGAATAAAATCACCGTTTGGAATACCATCTTTCTGCCCTCTCGTTGCTTCGATCGCAGATAATTTTTTCTGCAATTCGTCAACAGTCGAAAGTAGCTGATCAATTTTCTCCATTTTTATTCCTCCTTTTTGTCATGACCAAGTGCGGTAACTCCGCTCTTAATCTCATCCATCTTTTTTAACGCTTCTCCGAGTTTAATATCTTCATCTATTTCTTTTTCAAGTTTTTCTATTGCATTATCCAACTCTTTTTCTTGATCTTGCATTTCTTTACGCACTTTTAAATCATCAAGCCGATCTTTTTTCGCTTCAAGTCTTTGTGTTGTATCGTCAATTATTTCTTGCTCTGTATTATCTTCCCAATCAGTCTTGAGTTTTATTTCTTCCTTCTTTTCTTCTCCTTGTTCAGGCTCTTCCTTTTTTTTATCTGATTCTTCAAATCGTATATCTTCAGCTTTATGTAATTGAATATCGCCATCTTTACCTCCATGAGTTTTGACAAAGCTTTTCTGTACAAAATCAAGATATGTAGCTGATTTCAATGCCTCTGGATTAGCCGGTATGTTTACCGCCGATATTTCAAGTAATTCCCATTGTTTAAATTCTCTACCAAGCCTTTCAAATGGATCAGGATTCTTTTCTTCTGACGGTAACACCTCAAATTTGATTGGATCAAACCGTATAGAGAATGCCCGCAAGAATCCACCTTTAAACATCTTGAATACCTGATCAGCAAACGGATTCATATCAGATGTGGCAAATTTTGGTTTAAAAAGAAGTTTATCACCATCAACACGGATATCGGTTGCCTTTGCAACAGGTAAAGACCTATCATCATGACCAAATAATACAACAGGATTCTTCCTAAAATTCTTTAATTTCGCACCAGATACCCTCATTATATCGCCATCACGATCTTTTGTTTCAGTTGATGCAATTGCAGTGAATGTACGCTCCTTTTCATTAAAATCTTTTAACTCACAATCATATAACTTTGTTACAGGCTTCATTTCGTACTCCTTCCCTTCAGATAAATTTATTGTCGTGTTTTTACCCATCAACCATCCAAGCGAATCAGTATCTTTTGCTTGAGAAAATATCCATTCATAATGTTTTGCGTTTTCTTTTACCCATTTTCTTATTTCATCTAACTTCCATTTGGATTTATCAAATACAAATGATTCAATAACCGAATGGTTGTGTGGATCAGATTTTAGTTTACCAATAACAGCTTTTATACCCTTATCTTCAATCCCAATAGTTACATATTTTATTGAATCTTCAATAAATAAATCATTTTGTCTTATTCTTATCTTCATATTTTATTTCAATACTTTCTGCGCATCTACTATCTCTCGGTAACTGATAATCACAATATCTAGTGTAAGAACATATAAATCCTATTGTCGCCATTCCTCTATAACTACATTGATTTGATGCAGAACAAGTTTTTGTTAAAGTATCACTCATCTAAGCTCACTTATTATCCTTAAACATATCTATTTTAACTCCTGATTCAGCTACTGCTTTTAATAAATTATAATGTGATTCTAATTTGATTAAAGTATTTTTGTCGAATAATTCGTACATAAATATTTCAGGATAATTTTCAATAACTGCTAATATTTGTTTTTTACTTATCATTCACGCATCCTCATCAACAATCGGTATCAATGTACACCGACAATTTATATCTTCCGCAGCAGTCCCAATATTCCCAGGAGCTAATCCACTACCACCAGCTAAACTAAAGTTTTGATCTAACGGTATCGCACCCTTCTCATCGTATGTTGTCCCTGCTTGTAAATGTGATTCCCTTAATCGATCATCAAACTCCGGCAACCATTGCTTTTTCTTGACTACACCTGACTGTTTATACGATTCTAAGGCACCAAAATTGCTTGTACCGATAACCTCTGTCCTGGCTATACGTTCAGCCTTAAAAGCATCGTTTTTGTAGCCCACAAAGACGTTCTGTACCCTCTTGGTAAGCTCTGGTATGCCCTCACCAGCTGATACACCGGCCTGTAAAGCCTTTATAACGTCTGATCGGGCTTGACCGATAACCTCTTTAGATTTCGTTAATCCATAAGTCTTAAGATATTTGATAACTCTCGGATTGCTTACATCAAATGCCTGATCAATTCCTAAATTGCGTAATTCACGCTGACCATTTGACCTTACTGACGCTGTATGTACCCTTGTTGAGGTATTAAACCACCGCTTTTCAGTAGAATCTTCATCCCATAAGAATATACTTACCTTCGGCGGTGCTTTTACATAATCTTTTTTGTTATTTAACCGCATAATAACACCCAACTCAAGCTGAAAAAAGAATTTATCGATTATCCCCATATATGCATTCATTACTGCCTGTGTTAATCGATCAAATTGTTTCCATAAAAATAGTTTTTGTTCTTTTGTATGAATACGTGTTTTCTTTACTGATTTTTCATCATCATCTTCACCGGCATCCTCATCTTCATCTTCTTCTACCGGCAATCCTGGTGCTGGCTCTGGCTCTGGCGGATTAACAACTGTCTCAATTGGTGCTATACTAAATGGCACAAGCCCAACATCCCCACCTTCAACCGGCTCAAACGGTAGATGCATTTTATCGATTATATCGTTAATCGGGATACCCATACCCCAATACGTTTTAGCAATCTCAGATTTTTCTTTTTCATCATCTCGTAATGCGGTTATATCAGATAAATCAAACTCAAAGAATAGATTTTTATCAAATAATTGTACAACCTTAGTAATAACTTCTTCCATACGATGTGTCTTAGGCACAATATTAAAGTTATAGAATACCTTCGTTGCTTCCTCAAAATTGCTATACGATGCATTATCAAGTATGCCCACAAGCATCGGCGGTACACCGAATGCAGCGCATATTTCTTCTCTCGTAAGCTTTAATCCGTTGATATATTCCAAATCTTTAAGCGTTGACATAATCGCTTTATATTTCAATCCTTTAGTCAATACAGCGGTTTGATGCGCTCTCGTAAATGTACCGTATTTACTATTAAATTGTGAATCTAACCGTCTCCATAAATCGTCACCTAACTCTTGATCAGTTTCAAGAACCGCATCAAGTTTCGCACCATTTTCAAATATCTTTAAATTAGTGTTTTGCGCATATTTGTGAGTGGTATTCGATGTCCTTGATGCGGTTACAGAGCCTTGACCATATAATCTAGTCATTGACGACATATACTTAAAATGTGTTATTTCTTCAGGTGTAAAATCAATTTTTGAACTATCATTACGAATATATTTATATCCTTCAACAACTCTATCCCTAACCGTTTTACCACCAACAACACGCATCCGCCATCCATCAAGCATTTGTATCGATTTCGGTCTACCACCGACCAATTCATCAAGTAACCAGTATGCATTCCCGATTAAATCAAGTGATGCCGATGTCCATTCAATAAGATTAAAGAATGTAGAATTTTCATCATTACTATTTGGTTTATGAAACAAATCTTCGACGATTTTATTGTTTACTTGTACTTTTTCACCATTAGCATTTTTCTTAAATAATCTCCACGGTAATTGTGCAATCGTTGTCGCATTGAGATATGTGCAAGCATATACCCATACAGAATTAGAATACTGTGCTAAATAATTACGGTAATTCTCTGGAAGATTCTCACCTAATGGATCAAAGAATGGTGCAGAAAACTTATTCTCGAATGTTTCACCGATACGTCTTGCCTTTTCATTAGCTTCGTTCAATTGCTGAACTGTTGCTATGCCAAACGTATTTAAAATTCTTTGTTTTAAGCTCACCCTTTAACCTCCGATTTATTCGGTATCATTTCACAATTAATTATAGCAACAATCGATACATCATATTCTTCAACATGAACCATCATTATTTTTTCTAATTCATGTTTAATCTGAAACTTCTTTTTCTTAAATTCTTCGTTTTTATCTTGTCCTGCTAACGCACCTGTTAAAACCATAATACCTCCGGCTTAGAATATTTATGATGTGTATAAATACCATATCGACCAGCATCACAAGCATGATCATTTAATTTTACCGGCTCATCCATCGATTTACCCTCTTTATCTAATCGCCATTTATATCTTTTCCAATCTTTGTTAAAATTCTCGTTTGCAATAACGGTGTGGATATTATACCGTTTGCAAAAATCAATCCCGAATTTAACCGAATCTTTTGCTTTATCAGCAGGCTTACAATTGAATTTAACCTTTTCACCGTTAATCTCTGTTTCCCTTGCAAGCTCCTCAATTCGTGCCGGCTCTGCACTATCGGCATACATATCACATTGTCGCTTATCTTTAGGTATCAACTGCGCAAACTTAGCCTTTAACTCGCTGTTAGTTAATCCTGATTGATATAACAACTCACGGATATATATCTCGTTATCTTTAAAATTAATCTCTAAAAGAACGCTAGGGTTATTAAACCCAAAATCAACACCATAGATACTATAATCAAAGCTTTCAGGATATTCAGTCTCCATAACCAAAGGTTTGTATATTAAACCTTTGAAACTAGCCCGCTGTCCAAGCGTATAAATCTTATAATACGTCTCATCGATATTTTTATAATCTTCAAGTGTCTGAATATAATCTTGATTGGCAAACGGATTATCTTTGTAGTTTGAATAAATAAAACTAACATTTGGTTGCCCTTCAAGATCAAATATCCAGCAATCTTCAGGATTAAATGACATCCAGATTCTAGGTTTAAATCCAGGGTCTTTAATCCCTCGGAATAACCTTGTTTTAAGAAACAAATAATCGTGTAAAGAAAATTCATTTGCTTCTTCAAGCCAAATATCGTGCCATTCAGTAGATTTAATTTTTTCATGATCATCCAGTCCAGAGAATCGTGCTTGATTAGAACCGATATTATAAATCAAATCACTTTTATTATAGGCCTCACGATTAAAGATATTATATTCTTTTGTAGCATTAATGAAGTCTTGATGAACAGATAAATTATTTGATTGCCTGGTAAATCTTAATACCAGCAACTTATAATTTTGTTTGATCAATAACCTCTTAAAAAGAAAGAACTGTATTAATGAAAAACTTTTACTTGACCCCGCACCGCCAGCATTGACAATAGTTTGTTCAGTCGCATTTTCAATTTTCTCGAATAACGGGGTTACCTTCACTTTGTTTATTTGCATATTCAATTATATATTTAATTGGATCATTTTTATCACCCGAATGTTCTACTCTTTCAGTAAATAGTTTTAAATGTTTCCCAAGCAATTCAAGAGAACGAACTTTATCACTCAATTTTATTTTCTTGGTATATCCTATTTTCTCACGTTCCCCACCACTACCTTCGTATAATTCATTAACTTCAATTCCTCCTATCGCATGCGCAACATCTTCAGGAATATCGGATAAATCTCTAAGCATACCTTGTTCAGTAAACGCACCTCTAATATCTAAAAAAGCAATTTTTTTTAATTCGTTTATAACTTCATCGGCTTTTACAAGAGTACGTTTCTCTTGAAGTTCGATTTGATGCGTAATCTCTTGCTGAATATTAGCATAGGTTAGCAGCCTACAACCATTAATAGCAGCACAATTTTTAGAATATCCAGCACGAATCATAGCTTGAGTCGCATTTTTATCAATAAGATACTCTAAAACGAATGATTTTTGTTTTGCTGTTAATTTCTTTTTTTCCATATAAATAAAAAAAGGCTATCTTTCGTAAAAGATAGCCGTAACCCCGTGTAGTAAATATGCCAATGATGAAAATATAATCACTTCACCGCATATTATACTTATTATTTATTATTTGTCAAATTTTGAATTACATTTCATCAAGCTTTTGTTTGGTTATTTGTTTATATTCGCCATTAGATAAATTGTAATGTAGTACACACTCATCAACCTTACTTTTTGCTAGGTCTATTATTTGTTTCACTCTTATGTTTATGTTTTCTTCAGCATTGATGGATGATGCATGAAATACTAAATCAACTAGTATAAGCCTTAACTCCGATTCTTTCTTTTCTTCTTCAAATGCAGATGGAAATAAACCTCTCAAAAGCGATGTCAGCATTGCTGATTCTGCCTTATTCCAACCTATCAAAGCATCATTATACGCCTTCAAAACATTAGACTTTTTTACTTTAATATCATCCATGATTCCCCCTTCTACAATTTCAAGTATTCCTGCTGTAGTCTACGTCTTGCTATTTCATTAACAATACTCCTATCGATAAAATAATCGCCCCCGCAAAGTACAAAGCTCTCGCCCAGTCTTTACAAAATAGATATACTATACTTATGACAGCATATTCTATTATAAATAAAAGCAACAATTTATTTCCCATCATCAACCTGTAATTTTTTAGCTTTTTTATATTTCTTTTTTTTCTTCTTTTTCTTATCGACCTTTTTAGCTTCAAGTCCTTCAATATAATTAATAACTGCTGTTACTTCACGAATCAACACTTCATAACTTAAATTCATTTGTCTGCGTTCTTCAATTAATGCGTCACGTTTAGCGATATGTTCTTCCAAATCTCCTGCTTTAACTACTGTTACACATATTATGAGTAACATTGTTACGATAAACCTTTTCATGAATCCCCCTTTAGATTAAATCTTTTATTTTCCCACATTTAACACAAACTTTATGAATTATCGGCATAGATACAATCTCACGATTCCCTTTTTGAAATATACCAGTACCTGTTGTTATGGTATAGATATGACAGCAAAACAATTCTTTCATAAACTTATCAATTTTATCTCGTTTACTCATAAACTATCAAGTAACTCGTGAGCAAGCATAACAGATTCAAAAGTTATGATTCCAGGCTTTGATACTAGCACCCAATTGCCTGTTAATATATCTTGACTCGGCATCCAGATACTTAACTTTTGTTCACGACCATTCTTTGTTTGTTCTGGTGTTAGATTTATTTTTGTTTCAATAAACTCAAACTTATCTTCAATTAACTCAATCTCAATGGGGTTACTGCCTAATTCGTTTGTGCCAGGAGTAGTTATCATCAACCATGCAAGCATTAAATAAATCATTTAACCTTTTTGTCTACTATAAGAAAATATATCAACAAAAAATACGCAGCATTAATAAATAATGGAATAGAACAAATGTTTCTATAAACGATTAAAAGATAACCTCCTGCAAACCAAGAAACTATAAATCCTATCATCATAAATTTTTTCATTTCCCATCCTCATCCCCAAAAGTTATTTTTCGTTTACCTTCAATGTAATCTGCAATAGCCCAGATCAACAACACTGTGCATATAAAATTAGTAACTATCGAAACATATATATACCACATTGGGACAGTCATTATAATCCTCCCCCAAAAAATAAATTATCAATCCACTTATACACTTTATACGGAGTTCTCACCAAGCCAACGACAAGCAAAAGTGGTAATGAAATAATTACAATAAGTATAAACATTGCAAAATGAAACCATGAATTAATCTTTTCTATTATCTTCAAAACATTCTCGAATCTGTCCTTCAAGCATTTTAATACTCTCAGACGTAAAATATTCATCTAACCAGTTTGTTAATATCGTATTCAAACCTTCTTTATCCATCTAACCTCCGAATTTCCATGTCTATACAATCCTATTTTATCGACACGTTTTATTCATGTGTCGATTCAATCCTTTTCTTCTGTGCTTAAAACCCGTTCCCGTACCCGTTCCCGTTCCCGTTCCCGTACCCGTCCCCGTACCCGTTCCCGTACCCGTCCCCGTACCCGTACCCGTTCCCGTACCCGTACCCGTCCCCGTTCCCGTTCCCGTTCCCGTTCCCGTACCCGTCCCCGTTCCCGTTCCCGTTTCCGTTCCCGTCCCCTTCCCCGTTCCCGTTCCCGTCCCCGTCCCCGTTCCCGTTCCCGTTCCCGTCCCCGTCCCCGTTCCCGTTCCCGTACCCGTTCCCGTCCCCGTCCCCGTTCCCGTTCCCGTTCCCGTACCCGTCCCCGTCCCCGTACCCGTTCCCGTAACTATTCTGATTTTCGTCGTAATTTATAGAATTTTTTGCCATACTTTCTCCTTACAGTCAATTGTAGAGATAACGGTTAAATAATCAAATTGAACCACTCCGTACATTTTATCCAAAACAGTATCTGATAATTTACCGTTTTCTGCTAATTCTCCTAATCCTTGAGTAGTTCCCCATTTTCGCACATTATATGCATTACGCAATATACAATCATTTCCGTCTCTCGTAAATATACCTACCATTATCCAACCTCTTTGAAGAATAACAATCTTAATGTCACTTACATTTTCTTTTGTCGATTCCTCCAATTGATCCTTAATCTTTTCATACGTCTCATTACTTACTTCCAATGTCTTTGTCATACATTACTCCTTTCCGTTTATTTTATTCTTCTGTGTTCTATAGATTGCCCTTGCTATTTTAGGGCACGCTATACAATCAGGCTCCTCACATAATATCTCCAATATCTCTTTAGCACTTAACACCCTATCCTTTGCCTCATTGTATCCATGCTGTGCAATAGCCCTACCTTTGTGTAGGTCTACTCCGAGATCAGAACATAATCTTTGTAGGGTTTTAGTGTTTCTTTGTTCTAAAAAGTGCTTTGTTATTTGTTGTTCAAACAAAGCAGGTTTCATCCTTCTTTCTGAATCATCCTTATCTCCGTTTGTTTTTTGATCGTCAATCGCTAATTCATAATAATATTTAGCAATATTTGATATTAAGTTATTTAATTCAGACACTACTTTTGGTTTATTCATTCGTTCATTCGATTGTTTCATTTTATCCTCTACCCAGAATGAATAACCTGCCTGCCTTGAGCTTTTTTACCGCAAACTCACCGTAGCAAGTTTGATTAGGCTCACGAGGTATCCCACCCCACATCAATTCGCAGGACTTACAGTTATTCAACTTTGTGGATAGGCAGTTGGACTGCAACAGTCTTAGATAGTTATTCCACATATCTCGTGTCAGACTTCCACGTCACTACCCACAAAGTTATTAAACTTTAATCCCTTTTCTACCTTCACCCGTATGTAATGCCTGCGGGCTTGATTCAGGTAAATCCAATGGTGTCGTTGTTTTGATATAATCGTTTAAGAATTTTCTTACTTTGTCAGTAAGAGCCCTTAACCGAGAACTATCAAATTTATTCAACTGCGCTGCATTTCTGGCTGATTGACCGTGGATTAATTCATCCCGTGCAATCGCCAGCATCCTGTTACAGTCATTAACATTCTCGTTTTCTGTATCAGGAATGACCGGATTTTCTTCCAGCTCAATTTGACGTGGATGGGTTTCAGGTAAATCAAGATGTGGTTGAGCTAATACCCAATCGTGATACGTGTCAATCGCATCAAGATATGTCTTAAGTCTAGCCTGGTCAAAATCATTCATTTGAGATGTACCACTTGAAACAGATTTAATCAGCTCCTCAATAAACCGATTAATTCTTGCGTGCAGTCCAGCAATGTCGTGATTCAATACAAGGTCTGCCATTGTCGTTTCCTCCTTTTTTATTTTTTACTACTTATCTTTACAGCCCTCCTTTCCCAATATTTTACGAATATCTATTACTTTAACCATATAAAATCCAGAATAAGCATCATCAATAAATTTCTTTTTCTCAATCTCCTCAAGTATTACTTGCTTAATCTTTTGTTGCATTGTTGGGAATGACCAAGTTAATACTATTTTCTTTATCTTTTCATCAAGTGTCATTTATCTTCTCCTTGACAATCCCCTCGTCTCAAATGCTCCAATATCAATCTGTCTGTTCTGCGGTCTTGTGATATTCATGTAATCTCGTCCTATCATCGATATTACAGAATTGTCTCCGACATCTTTGCATGGGCTATCTCTGCCAATAACAAATGAGTTTTCAATAAACTGTGGATCAGCATTTATACTTTCATCATCCCAGTAAGGCATAATACCACCCCCAAAGTAACAGTTATTATTTCCGCTTAAAAAATCTCCTGATAAACCTTCGTAATAACCTTCACCTGGGTTTGATATGATAATGTTATTTTTAACCACAACTGAATCCGGTGAACCCCCAACATTAATCTCACCATTATTATTATGATAAAATATGTTGTTGTAAATATGCCAGTTACCCCCATTGTCTCCGCCACCAACGCCTCCCACAATCATTCCGGCATAACCTCTATGTCCGTTAAAAGCTACGATGTTATTGTAAAAGTAACAGTTTCGTATGAACTCATAGTTACCACTTGTCGGGTCACCGCCACCCAGTACCGCTCCATACATCCCGTTGTGATGAAAATAGTTATCATGAATGTAGATATTATCAATCCAATCCCCGACATTGTGACCGTAAAGCTGTATCCCTTGACCCCACTCATTGTACGCAAACTCATTCCAGCCAATATAAATATAATTATGCCAGCCATAGCCTCCCAGGTACAGCGGGTAAGCCTTTGTTGGGGCTGTTTGACCTCTTGAGTCCACGCTTGCATCACACGCATAGTTACCGTAAAAGTATAGATACTGTTGCCCGCCGTCTGCACCGCTGAAGCTGGCTGCTGACTTACCGCCATACGTCGTTGATATATCATTGCCGATGAACTTGATATGGTCACTTGAGCCTCTATTAGCCCAAGCGGTCACACTACCATTGCCCCGTAGTATAAACTTAGAGAATGTCCAATAGCTCAAATGATCTGGCTCTGACGTTCCATGCCTACGGATAGCACATTGTGTCGTATTATCCCCAATCTGTGCTACTTCGCCAGGATATGATGCTACCCCAATGTAATTATTCTCTGATCCGTTGTTGTGGTTGTTGCTCCAGAAGTCGATTACAGCGTCCCAGCTGTCGATATTAGCGTATATTCCTGCTTTTAGGTATATTATGTCTCCCGCTTCAATTTCCCTAGCCTTTTTGGCTGTACGCCATGCAGTCGCTACACTTAACCCGTCATTGCTATCATTGCCAGTCGGGGATATGAAATAGATATGATTTAACCCTATTGACCTGCAATAAAACGGTAACGAATTGCTTGTGAATCCATTGGATGTAGTCACCCTTAACGCTGTCCGTCCAGGTGCTATACTTGAGTTAAGCCAGAATGTTACACGTTCTAATCCCCTGGCAGTTGTTGGATTGTCTGTTGCTCCCCATTCAGCAAAATCAGATTGCTGATTTAATGTTGTTCTGCCAATCATGACTGAACCTGGTCTATTGCCTAAATTAACCCCCCATACCGTAACTGCTGCGCCTTTAGTCTCGCTACCTTCCCATCCAGTTTTCATTGCATCAGTAAAATCTACAAACATTATTCTTGTTTCAGTACCAAACTTCCTGGTTTTTGGTACAGGCTCTATTTTTGTTAGAGGTTTTATGCCATAGATAACCCCGATAACAATTACAGCTAACGCAAGAATCGAACCAATAAGTTTAATCATATCTCCTCCATTATCCCGACCTCGACCTCGACCTCGACCACGACCTCGACCTCGACCTCGACCTCGACCACGACCTCGACCCCGACCCCGACCACGACCTCGACCCCGACCCCGACCTCGACCCCAACACCGACCCCGACCCCGACCCCGACACCGACATCGACCTCGACAAAGAAACCTACAAAGCAATCGAA